CTTTTTCTTCCATTAAAAAATACGGTTTTAATTAAATTTTTTTTTCTCAATTGTGCTATTATTTGTTCAATCCTTGAAATACTAACACCCAGCAAATCGGCAAAATATTCGTTGCTGGCATAACATCCTTTTCTTTCGTTGTCCAAGCTATCGATTTCCGCCAATAAAAATTTTTCATTTGCACACAAATCTTTCCTTAGCCATATATGCGCTGGTATCCATATCCCTGCGAATTTCCGTTGATATTTAGTTCTCATTAATAGCACTCCTTTTTTAAAATTTCTTTTTTTATTATATTCGCTTCTCTTTGTGATAGTTCAGCTGGGTCCTTTGCATTATAGTGAATTATTTCGACGTCTCCATCAAAAGCAGAAAGTTCATCAGCTAATTTTTGTGCTTTTTTCCTACCTGTTTTGTCCATATCAAAGAGGATATATTTGTTTTTGTATTGTCTTAAAAGTTTAATTTGGCTGTTGGAATAGTTTACCCCGTATAGCGCTATCGCTCCCGCTCCAAATCTCAATGCATCAAATATCCCTTCAACAATGATTATATCATTTTCAGTATTGATTAGCCAATCTCCGTATAAAGTTTGTTTAAGTGGAACAATGGCTTTATTATCAGGACAGTTTAGGTATCTATGGGGATTTTTTCCTGTGATGTCTCTTGACACCCAGTTTATTATTTTTTCCGTTTGAAAAATTGGAGCGATAATTTTTTTTCTGAATCTGTCAAGCGTATTTCCTACACCCATCAAATTCCATACAGAAACCGCCCTTAAATCGATTTTTCTTGAAAGTAGGTAATTTATATGCTCTTTATTAACTTTTTTTATTTTAGGAGGCAAATAACACGTAGAAATAGTGGGAGCTGTATTTTGGTAGGATTCAGTTTCTTTTTTTAATGAAATGCTATATTTTTTTAATAGTTTTTTAAAGGTTTTTCCCGTTAATGTTGTAAGTATATCATATACTTTTATATGTCCGCACCTATAACAATTAAAATATCCTTTTTCAGTGTTATATCCTAAGTGGAAGGAAGTATCATTACAGAAAGGACAGCATATCTGAATCCAGCCCTCCCTTGCGTGATGATTATTGCTCTGAACAAAGGGAATTTTGAAATCTGAACAAAGCGATATAAAGTCAATCCCAAATGTATTCCTTTGCCAATAGCTCTTTAATTTCCTTTCTGTTGACAAATTCACCGCATACCTCTTCCATTAGGGCTGAAACCGTTATATTTTTGCATTCAGCTATTGCGCAAATTTTTTTCCTTAGTTCTACTGGAAAATCAACAATTCCCCAAAATGCTTTTTCCGATAAAGATTTTTTTCTTTTTTTTTGATATTTTGATTTTTTCATTACACACCTCTAAAAAATAAAAGGGAGTTTTAGTGCTTCCTTTTATTATTTTTTTAGTTTGTTAAAATTTAAAAAATTATTTTGAAATTAACCTGTTTATTATGTCGATTAAATATTTTTTAAAATTTTTTTCATTTCCTTGTAAAATCTCCAAATATCTGACCATTTCCAACCTTCTTTCCTTAACAGTTCTGTTAATTCTGCTTTTGATATTTCCTTCCCCTCTGATATTATCTTTATGCAAATCTCCTTATATTCCGTAGGGAGGTTTTTAAGCAAGTTATTTATATCTTTTTTTTCCTCCGTAAACTCCGTAAATATGCTTTCTTCTTGCATTTCATTTTCCAGCAGTTTAGTAAAATTTGTTTCTTCGTAAGAAGGGCTTATATTGTGGTATCTGTTACAGAAATTTTGTAGTTTTGAATTTATTGTTAGATATAGCCACGTGGAAAGTTTTGATTTGTTTGGTTCCCATTTTTCGATATTTTCAAAAAATCCCAATTTTGCTTCACTAAAAAGTTCCTCAAATGGCACGTTGGTTAATTTGTTCCAAGCCCAAGCTCTATTTGTTAAAAGTTTCTCATAACTGAAATAAAGGCTTTCTTTCATTTTTGTTTCTCCTTTGGTTAGAGTTAATTTTTTATTTTTTTATATCAACACTATACTTTAAGGAAATAAAAAAAAAAGCAAATAAGAAAATATAAAAATAATCATAAGTCGTTGATAATCAATTAAATATTTTTTAAATTTTTTTTGATTGAGGGTGTTTTGAGTTGATTTTTGGAGAGAAAAGATGGAATTTTATAGATAAATAAACAAAAGATTTTTATTTTGTTAAGTTATTTTATTTTTTATTTTTTCAATTAGGAGGTTGTAAATTTGCTCCCCTTCATTGCACGATTTCCCATCAAGAATTTCATTAAGGATTTCCAATTTTTTTTGTATCAATTTCGCCAGATATTCCTCTATGGTGTCCTTAGCAATCAAGTAGTATATATTGCAAAAATCTTTTTGCCCGATACGATGTATTCTGTCTTCCGCTTGGTTATGTTCTCCTGGTGTCCAAGCTAATTCGATGAAAGCCAAATCGCTTGCTCCTGTTAGTGTTAATCCTACTCCTGAAGCCTTGATATTTCCTAAAAATAAATTTTTATCTTTTGAATTGTTAAAAATATTCACGATTTCCATTCTTTGATTTTGTGGAGTTGAGCCATCTATCCTAACGGAACATTCGTTGAATTTTGATTGCAATATGTCAAGTGTTTCTGTATGAGTCGCAAATAAAACTAATTTTTTTCCGCTTGAAAGAAAATCCTCAACCCAATCAATGATTTGATTTAATTTTCCTTTCACCGCTAATTGTTTTAGTTTTTCTATTCTTACCAATGCTTCGGCGCTCCCGTAATCCCCACCAAGCCAATTCGTGAAATTTTTGTAACAATTTTCATATTCATTTCTATTTTCAATTTCAAGCGGGATTACTGTTCTTATTTTTTCAGGCAATTCTTTCAGGACATCACTTTTATTCCTGCGTAGCATTATTTTTCCATTGATGATTTCATTTAATTCCTTTGTATTTGTTGCACCATCATATTTCATCCCAAATCTTGTTTGCCTCAGTCCGCAATATCGTTCAGCGAATTTCCAAAATGAAGGGAAGTTTGCTTTGTCAAGTAGGTTCAAAATAGTAAAAAATTCAGATGGTCTATTTATGATGGGTGTCCCTGATAATCCTATTAGATGTGGAATCGATTTGCATAATTCCACTACCGCTTTTGTCCTGTCAGTTTTTTTATTTTTTACATAATGGCATTCATCAAGAATGATTGTTTTGATTTTTAATTGTTTCAAATATTCCAAATTTTTATTCACAATATCGTAATTGATAATATAAATTTCTGATGGAATAACGGGAAGTGTTTTATTGTTTGTTCCTGATATTATATCATAAGATAATCCTATACTTTCATAAATTTCCTTTGCCCAATTTAGTTTTAAGGAAGCTGGACAAATAACGAGAGCAGGTCTTGCTTCTGGATGTAAGGAAAGCCAAGCCAATGCCTGAATTGTTTTTCCCAATCCCATTTCATCACCTAAAAGAGCCCTACCATTCTTTAAGTTTAGAAATGTGAGCCCTTGTTTTTGAAATGGGAATAGTTTTTTCTTTACCAGTGGAGCTTCTGTTTCTTGAAGCAATAAACAATCAGCATTCTTTTTTTCCTTTTCTAAATCAGGATGGCAAAAGAATTTTGTTTTTAACAATTCCAAATTTTTCTCCGTATAAGGAAAGCTCCAAAATTTTCCATCGGTGTGCCATTGTCTTCCTGGAATAGTTTTCACAAATGCAACCAAATCAGGGTGATATTGGAATGTCAATCTTAATCTATTGGTTTCTTTATGGTAGTGAATCATAGTGATTTAACCTCTTAAAATATTAAATTTAAAAAAATGGATTTTTATATTATATTATTTCTTACAGAGAGGATTTTTTAAATTGGAGGGATTTTATGCCAAGAACAAAATATTGCGTAAAAAACATCACTGATAAATCAACACATCGCCTTATTTCATCAGCTGTTTTACCCCCAAAAAGGGATGTAAAAATAAATATGGAGCCTCCAAAGATCGAAAGAAAAAAATCCAAATATGATTTTTCCTCAAAATACGATCCATCTTGGTGTAAAAAAGTTCTGGAGTATGGAGCACAAGGAATGAGCACTAACACCATTGCGTTGAAATTGGGAGTTAGCCATAATTGTATGTTTATGTGGGCAAGAAAATTGCCAGAGTTCAGACAGGCTTTGGATGCGGCTCAAGAGCTTTCAAAAGGCTGGTGGGAAGAGATGGGCAGATTGAATCTTGAAAACAGAAATTTTAACAACACACTGTATATGATGAATATGCAAAATCGTTTTGGTTGGCATAGATACATTGATCCAAACACTCCAGTTTTGATTAATAATCAAATTCAGCAGAATGTAACCAATGAAAACACAGTAAAAATAGATTATTCAAAATTGTCTAACGATGAACTCAAACATCTTGACCAACTTATTACCAAATCAATTGATAGAAATTAAAAATGATATTGATTTGGAATTGTGTAAAAGAGATTTTTCTCATTTTGTAAAATCACTTTGGCGGTATGTTGAAACGGAAAAATATACTGATGGAAAACATATTGAAGTTATATGTAATCATTTACAATATGTTTTATCAGGACAAATCAAACGACTGCTTATCAACATTCCACCACGTTGTATGAAATCATTAACTGTATCAGTATTTTTTCCAGCTTGGTGTTGGATACATAATCCCAAGTTGAAATTTCTTTTTTCATCATACAGTGAAGCATTATCAATAAGGGATTCAGTCCGATGTAGAAGACTTATACAATCTCCAAAGTATCAATTGTTGTTACGTCATTGTAAACAAGATTGGATACTAACAGGCGATCAAAATACCAAAACAAGATTTGATAACAATAAGGGCGGATATCGTATTTCAACCTCTGTTGGCGGAATGTTAACTGGTGAAGGTGGAGATGTTATTGTTGTTGACGATCCTCATAATGTTATTGACGGTGAATCAGAAACAATTAGGAACGCCTGTTTACAATGGTGGGATGAGTCAATGTCCACACGCTTAAATAATCCCAATAC